CATATAGTTGCGATCTGAAACCATGTTCCGGCGGGCATAATGAATGGCATCTACAAATGGATGTTTTCGAGGCAATACAAATGGATGATTGGGATATGGGTATTTTCTTCCCAGACTGCACCTATCTGACGTGTTCCGCAGAATGGACATACAAAGCCGGACCCTACCATCAAAAAGTAAAACCTGGGACCCTTGTCGGTGACGACAGAAAAGTGGCACGGGTAAAGGCTGCAAATTTTTTCATGGCGCTATACAACTGCAAAATAAAAAGGGTAGCAATAGAAAACCCGGTTGGCGTGATGAGTAGTATTTTCAGGAAACCCGACCAAGTTTTCAACCCGTACAATTTTGGAGATGATGCCAGCAAGAAAACCTGCTTGTGGCTGAAAGGATTGCCACCCCTTCTGCATACAGGATACTTTCCGCCGCGCATGGTTGATGGAAGGCCGCGCTGGTCAAACCAGACAGACAGCGGGCAAAACAATCTGTCACCGTCTGAAAACCGTGCCGAACTCCGATCCAAAACCTATCCCGGAATCGCCGCCGCAATAGCAAGCCAATGGGGATCACTCGAAAAATCTGCACAATGACCTACCCATACACAAAAGTCCAACCCCAGGCCATCCCACTCGAACAAGCCGTACTTGGTGCGCTTATGCTCGACCGTGAGGCCGTGTTGCAGGTTGTTGATCTGCTAAGCCTGGAGAGTTTCTATTTGGATTCTCATCAACTGATTTACAGGGCCATCGTTTCGCTTTTCAACAGGTCGGAGCCGGTTGATTTACTGACCGTCACGGAAGAATTAAGAAGGTCCGGCGATCTTGAAAAGGTTGGGAATGCTTACTACCTGATTGAGTTGTCAAATCAAGTAGCCAGTTCGGCGAATATTGAATATCACTCCCGGATCATTCAGGAAAAGTGGATGCAAAGGAGGCTGATAGAAACCGGGAGTATCATTTTGCGGGATGGTTTTTCAGACGAAATAGACGTGTTTGAGCAGATTGAAGCCGCCGAAAAATCCATCTACGAAATCACAGCCGGAACGAACAAGAAGGACGCAAAATCGGCAAAAGACATAAGCCGGAAGGTTTTACGGAACATCGAAGCAGCGGTAAAGAAAAGAGAATCGGGAGGCGTTACGGGTGTGCCGACTGGGTTGAGTGAGATAGACCAGAAAACGGGCGGGTTGCAAAATTCGGATTTGATAATTATTGCAGCCAGGCCCGGCATGGGAAAAACTGGACTTGCAATGTCAATAGCACTAAGGGCGGCCCAACAGGATAGCGCCGTCGGTATTTTCTCCCTGGAAATGTCTGAAACGCAGTTAATGGCCCGATTGATCGGCGGCGAAAGCGGGGTTTCTTCCAACCGCATGATGAGCGGCGATGTAAAGGAATACGAATGGGGGCAATTACAAACCACAATAGAGGGGTTTGATAGCCTGAAACTTTACATTGACGATACGGCAGCCATATCCGTTACCGCGTTAAGGGCGAAAGCCCGAAGGATGAAAATGAAGTACAATATTTCGCTGGTAATTGTAGACTATTTGCAGTTAATGAAGTCCAGCGAAAAAGGAGGAAACAGAGAGCAGGAAATTTCCCGGATCAGTCAGGGGCTAAAGGCGCTTGCTAAAGAATTGGACATTCCTGTTATTGCGCTGTCTCAACTTTCCAGAGCGGTCGAAACAAGGGGCGGAAGCAAGCGACCCCAACTGTCAGACCTTCGTGAGAGCGGTAGTATTGAGCAGGACGCGGATATAGTAGCGTTTATTTACCGCCCCGAATATTATCAGATTTTAGAAGATGAAAATGGAAGAAGCCTAAAGGGTATCGCAGAGATCATTTTTGCAAAACACAGGAACGGCGGGATTGGAACGGTTGAGGTTGAATTTGAAGAACAGTTTGCAAGGTTCTCCGACATTAAAACCGGGCAATTCCCAACCACAGCGCCCTATTCTCTATCGGCGGGGATAACGGCAAACCGGGATTTGGATGATAATAGTATTCCGTTTTGAAAATAGTTTCACAAATACTTGCACGGCAATATTCTGCCGTTTACCTTTGACGAAAATTAAACAAGATGAATGAGTACGAGAAATTCATTGCAACCAAGAAAAAGCACTTTTTAGCGTCCGGTTTTGACGTTGAAAATTCAGACCTGAACAAAAACCTTTTTGATTTTCAGCGGTACGTTGTAAAGACCGCAATCAAAAAAGGAAAGTATGCAATCTTCGCCGATTGCGGATTAGGGAAAACCCTTATGCAATTAGAGTTTGCAAATCAGGTTTCCAAAAAAACGGGAAAGCCGGTTCTGATACTTTGTCCCCTGGCGGTTGCCGGGCAGACAAAACAAGAGGCGCTTCGTTTCGGGATAGGCCCCATTTGGAGTTATGACCCGGCGAGAATGAATGGCAATCCAATTCAGCCCAAAATCTACATTTCCAATTACGATCAACTCGAAAACATCGACACGGAAAAATTTTCCGGCGTTGTGCTTGACGAATCGAGCGTACTGAAGAACTTTGAAGGCAAGACCCGAACCGCGATCATTGAAGCGTTTGCAAACACTCCTTACAAACTCGCTTGCACGGCTACGCCATCGCCAAACGACCCAATGGAATTAGGTAATCACTCCGAATTTCTGAACGTAATGAGCCGCAATGAAATGCTGGCAATGTACTTTGTCCACGACGGCGGCGATACTTCAAAATGGAGGCTGAAAGGCCACGCAGCGCAGCCGTTTTGGGATTGGGTTTCTGAATGGGCGGTGATGTTTTCCAATCCTTCCGACATTGGATTTTCTGCCGATGGGTACGTCCTTCCCGGTTTAAATTTACTGGATCGTCAAATTGTGACCGGCGGAAGAAATAACGGCAAACCGGGATTTGGATGATAATAGTATTCCGTTTTGAAAATAGTTTCACAAATACTTGCACGGCAATATTCTGCCGTTTACCTTTGACAAAAATTAAACAAGATGAATGAGTACGAGCAATTCATTGAATCAAAGCGGCATAGTTCGCAAAATTTCGGGATTAAGCCCCTGTGGCTGCCCGATAAACTTAAAGACTACCAGGCATACGCAGCAGAACACCTGATTTTAAAAGGCCGTGGCGCTGGGTATCTTGACACCGGATCGGGCAAGACTTTTATCGAACTGGTTTCCGCCGTTAATTATCTCCGGGCAACCAATAAACGGGTTCTTATCCTTACTCCATTAGCCGTCGCTTTTCAATTCTTAAATGAAGCGGAAAAATTCGGGATTGACGATGTTAGTCACACAAAAAAAGGTGAACTGAAAACCGGCATACTGATTTGCAATTACGAGCGCCTTCACCTGCTTGACGCTAACGACTTCGATTGCGTGATATGTGACGAATCCAGCATCCTGAAAAACTTTGACGGTAAAATCAAAAATCAGGTAACATCGTTTCTGAAAAAGGTTAGATACAGATTTCTTTATACCGCAACCCCGTCTCCGAATGACTTTACCGAACTTGGTACAAGCAGCGAAGCGTTGGGATATTTAGGATACTCCGACATGCTGACCAAGTTTTTCAGAAACAACGAGGATACGATAAGCCCGCAAAATATAGGCACAGAGTGGAGATTAAAAAACCACGCGGTAGACGCTTTTTTTGAATGGGTGTCCACTTGGTCAATCAGTATGCGCCGCCCATCTGATTTGGGATTTTCAGACGAAGGGTTTAATCTTCCCGAATTGATTATAAATGACCACCCGGTAAAAAACCCTTACAATCTTATTGTAAACGGCCAAATACAAATGTTTAACGCCGATGCAAGAAGATTGACAGAGGTAAGAGCGGAAAACAAACAGACCACAAACGAAAGGTGTGAGAAGGCTGTTGAATTAGCCTCCCAACACGAAACGTCTGTATATTGGTGCAACCTTAATAACGAGGGTGATCTTCTTGCAAAACTGGACAAGGGCGCCGTTCAGATTAAAGGCGGCATGGATCTGGAAAAGAAGGAGGAAATTCTTTTGGCCTTTTCAAAAGGGGAAATAAAAAAACTGATTACCAAGGCAGAGATGACTGCTTTTGGCCTGAACTGGCAGCACTGCAATCACTCCGTGTACTTCCCCACATTTTCTTATGAACAGTACTACCAAGCCGTTCGCCGCTTTTGGCGTGTAGGGCAAGAAAGGCCCGTAATCATTGACCGCGTTTTTTCAGACGGCCAAAAGAGGGTTATTCAAAGCCTTGATGTTAAAGCAGAAAAGGCAAATACTCTTTTCTCTAAACTGAACACAAACATTAACCGGGACTATTCGATCAAAGAAAACCCATTCGATAAACAAATCATCCTTCCATCCTTCCTGCAATGATAAAGAACCAAGTAGTAACCGAAGATTACGCGATCTATGAAAGCGACTGTATGTATGTCCTTCCTTCGCTGAAAGACAATTCAGTACACCTTTCTGTGTTCAGTCCACCGTTTTTAGGGCTGTTTAATTACAGTAGCAGCCCGAATGATTTTTCAAACTGCGAATCCAGAGAGCAGGGTTTGCAGCAATATGAAATGCTTGTTAAGGAAATTCACCGCGTTTTAAAGCCTGGCAGAATTTGCGCGGTACACTGCACTGACCTTATGAACGCGGACGGAAGCCAGTACGACTACCCGGCAGAACTTACCCGCATCCACGAACGCAACGGATTTAAGCGGATGAATAAAATAACCGTTCCTAAAGAGCCGATGAAAGTGCGGATGCGGACAATGGTAAAAAGTCTTATGCACGTCATGTTGATCGAAGATGCGACGAATGTTTTTACCGCCATGCCAGACTATGTGCTTATTTTCAAAAAAGACGGCGAAAATGAAGCGCCGGTAACGCACGAGGGAGGCCTAAAAGAATACTTTGGCGAACTACCGCTGCTCCCTTTCCAAATGAAAGGCGTTAACGACGACGACGATTTTGTGACCCTTTCGAGAAACGCCTTTTCCCAACTTCAAAAGAAATACTGGAATTTTGAGGGAGACCACAAAGAGAACAAACTTTCTCACATGATCTTTCGCCGGTACATGAATAGCGTTTGGGATGATATCAGGATAGACAACGTGCTGCCCTTTCGCGATGGGAAAGACGAAGACGACGAAAAACACGTGCATCCGCTACAACTCGATGTAATCGACCGCTTGGTGGTTCTGTACACCAATCCAGGAGAGACGGTTTTAACGCCGTTCATGGGGGTTGGCAGCGAGGTTTACAGCCCGGTATCTTTGGGCAGAAAGGCAATCGGCGTCGAATTAAAGCCCTCCTATTTCAAACAGGCTATTGAAAACATGAAACTTGTTTACGAGCGATTTAAAGGGACAAAACAAATTGCCCTTTTTGAAGATGAGAATTGGATGAGTTGAGGAAAGTGTTTACATTTACGCCACAATCGTACGAGGATTGATAAGAAATGGTGCCGCGCTTTCCTTGTGACTCGTACTTGCAGGGATTGTGCGGCACTTAAATTTTAAAGGATGCCAATGCCTGAAATCACACCACAACGCGCCCTATCTCACCAATGCGGAGAAATAGGAACGCTTACGACTGAAATAATGGCGCTGCACTGGTTTAGGTTGTACAATGACCAACTGTCGCCCGAAGAAATCCAGATCGTTAAAAACCTGCTTTCCAATATTGCAATCCGGGTTTCGGACGCGATAAGGATGTGCGGGGAAATTGAAAAAATGAAATGAGCGCCCATCTGTACATCGGAATTGATCCGGACGTTGACAAATCCGGTTTTGCGGTCTGGAACAAACCGGCACAAAA